TATAAATTTTAATGGGGGGTGCATATTTGTTGGTTGCCGTTCTGTTGCTTCCGTTGCCTTTTTATGTTTTGCAGTCATAATATGCTGGGTCCATAATGATTTTCGACTACATATATAGTCACAATAATTACATTCATATGGAGGTTGCATATTATCTGCATATTTTTGTTGCTTAATATGCATTTATATAGCAATCAGAAAATATGCACTTAAGCTGTTTTTCCATATTTTTAAAAATATGGAAAAAATGTGTGTTACATTATCTTACCAAAAATGCAGTCATATTTAATCTATGTATATTTTTTATTTTTTTTTCCATTTTTCAAAAAAAATTTCATAAATCCAAAAATGGACATGTCCAAAAAGATAAAACTGAAAATTTTTTTGAAAAAATAAAAGGTTAAATATAAGTAATGACAGATATGGATATGGATATGGATATGAAAAAATTATTGAATGCTTTGGATAACAATAAACATGAAAAAATACTATCTGAAACAACAAAACAAATTGAAGAAAGCAAAGAAAAAATACTATTAAATCTTCAATTATCAAAATCAAAACATAATGAAATTATGAAGAAACTAAAATTATACCAATTTGTAGATGAGTTACCTGATATGAAATACGGTAGTTATGTGCGATGGATAAATATAAGTAACGCAGAAAGATTACATTTAACAAATGGAGGAATTGTATGTGAAATAAAAGTTGGAGAGAAAGGTATCATAATAGTTTGTAGAAATAATATGAACCGTTTTTTTCAATTCAATATGAATGAAGTCTTGATTTTTAGAAAAATGAGTAACCACGAATTGATATTATTATCAGCATTAGATTATATTAGCGAATCAACTTGATTTTCTGGTATTTTTTGGAAGGGATATTGTACGCTTTGTTTTCTTTGACAACGTCCTTTTATTTTTTTTAGGTAAAATAAATCTAGCTTTTTTTTCCACATTTTACATTTCCTGAAACGAGTGATTTTTTACGAATAACACTATGTTTACATACTCCAACAGGATTCTCTACGGTTGTCTTAATATTATTGATGCATCTACACAATTTATTTGCTAAAATATCGGTTGCTTTTTGTTTTAATTCGCGCTTTGTTAATTTATGTGTGTTTATATCATAAAATTTCAGAATTACTTTATAATCTTGTTCATCCAAAGCATACGTCATTAATATATATATATATTTGTTATTTTATTCGTTCATTTCTCAGGGTTATATACGGTTTAACCATAACTCCATACCGATAGTAAGTATCGTGTCAATTGTAACATAAAGCAAGTAGATTATCGATATGATTATTATTTAAATGATGAGGTACAATTTTACTAAATACTGAAGAACAATATCCAAACGTATTAGATTGACGGATTATAATAGAAATAAACATTCTATATTTTGTAAACGTATTTTTTTTATTCTCTCTAAAACCTATGGAAGTCTCTAATACAATCGTAGTATTTGACCTAGATGAAACCCTAGGTCATTTTGTAGAAATAGGTGTATTCTGGGATGCTTTGCAAAAAGTATATGGACCACAAGATTCTTATCATTTCTTTGAAGTGATGGATTTATTTCCAGAATTTTTAAGACCAAACATCATAGATATTTTATCTTATTTATTAGAACAAAAATCACAGGGATATTGTGATAAATTGATGATATATACAAATAACAATGGTCCTAAATCATGGGTTGAGAGTATAACCTCATATTTTAACTATAAATTGAATACAACTGTGTTTGATAATATTGTAGCAGCATTTAAAGTTAATGGAAAAACTGTGGAATGGTCTCGTACTACAAATGATAAAACTGTAGATGATTTATTAAAATGTACTAACCTCCCATCCAACGTGCATATATGTTTCATAGACGACCAAGAACACCCGCTTATGTTGCAGTCTAGTGTATATTACATTAATGTAAAACCATTTCATTATTCATTTAAGTATAAGGATATGATAGAAAGATATATTAATGCGTTTAGTAGTAGAATCGTAGATGTACAATCATTTACTTACATTATGAAATATTACATGACACAATCCTATTATGAGGTACGTGTTAAAAGCATACCAGAGATAGATTTGGATAATGTAATTAGTAAACAGCTTTTACTTCAATTAAAAGATTTTTTTATTCATACACGCAAAGAAAAAAAAATACAAGTTAGAAAACATAATACCCGCAAAGAAAAAAAATTACAAGTTAGAAAACATAATACCCGCAAAAATAATATTAATGACTAGAAAAACAATAACAATAACAAGTATAAACATATGCATATATAGAGTCTTACATGGATGATATTGTATATACCACGTATTTTGCAACAGATGAAAACATTAAAGCCTCCGTTGACGCAGTATTACATGATGATACAGATGCTATCATTCGTCTAGCAAATGATTCGTTATGCAGTTTTGAAACAGTTACAAATATGTCTATGTGGGACACAAGTGAAGTAACCAATATGGATAATTTATTTGCGGAATATACTAATTTTGATGCGACAAATCCATATCATATAGACAAATGGGATGTAAGCAACGTGACTTCTATGAATAGTATGTTTTATAATTGTTTGAATGTTAATAGCGATATTAGTGGATGGAATGTAAGTAATGTTACAGACATGAGTAATATGTTTATGTTTTGCGATGATTTCAATAAAAATATTGGTGGATGGGATGTAAGTAATGTTATCGATATGAGCTATATGTTTTCTGGATGTAAGGTATTCAATCAAGACATTAGTAAGTGGGGTGTATATAATGTAATTAATATGGAATGCATGTTTGATGGATGTAGTACGTTCAATCAAGATATTGGAAGATGGAATTTGAAAAATGTCGCAAACATGGACGGTATGTTTGATGGATGTATTGCATTAAATCCACCTTATCTCCGTAATTGGCGTGATAAAGGTGAAATGTTATTCTTAAGATTGTTGCTTTGTTACTTCATCCTCCGCATAATATCCACCGTCCACTAAATTTTGGGTATACGATTGTCCTCCCCAATTTGTGTCCATAGGATTTGGACTTGTGTTTGATTTTGTATCATTATACATTTGATCTAGAGGTGTATTGAGTCCTATATATTGGTCGTGTCCATCAAATCCAGGGAAAGAGTTTTCGTTGTAAGGTGTGTCATCTCTACCAGCATCAAATAATTTTGTGATGGGTTGTTGTGTTCCAACCGTTTTGTTTGGTAACCCTCCTTGCAAATCGGTAGGAGAAGGTCTTGCACTGTACACAGGATTTCCTTGTGCGTCGTAGGATTCTTGTAAAAATAGAACAGGACACCGGATGCCTTGACTGCGTTGCCATTCAGTAAATTCAACATAGTCTTCTAAATTATTGAATGTAACTGGATTTACACCAGGTACTTTAGCAATTTCAGAGTTGTAGAGATAAAACTCTTTACCTTTTTGAATTAACACGTTAGGACAACGATATGGAACGGTATCATTAAATCCTTCTATTTTGGTAGGCGTAGGACAACTACAATAATAAAGGCCTAATATAAATACAAAAAATATAAATATTAGTTTTGCGTTCATATATAGTTAAACTAGAAAATACTTGAACCACTATATTATATAACGTGTATTATAATAGCATGTTGTTTGCTAAATTAAAGGTCGGTCAAGAGGATGAATGTGATAGATTATTATCCTCTTCTAAAACGCTTTTGCGGTATCATTCACCAAATTGTGGACATTGTATAGATATGGAACCCCAATGGGATGCTTTGCAATACGATAAATTACTAAAAGATACTAATATTGCTGTAGTAGATGCCCATGTAGGTATTGCCGATAGATTGAAACACAAAAGTGGTATGGATGTAAAAGGTAAGGGAGTTCCAACGATTTATTTCATTGATGGAGATAATATTACAGAATACGACGGTGCAAGAAAAACAAGAGATATTGCTGATTTCGCTTTGAATGAATTAAGACAATCTTCAAGCACAAAGTATGGAGGCAAACGTAAAAATACAAGAAGAAAAAAATCATATAAAAAGAAATCGCGACGCGCTCACCGTAATAAACGTATACGTCGCAGCAAACGAAAATAAGATTATTTTAATAATACTATTATATATTATGAAAATAATTTTCAACTCTCATATGAGAGCGTTGTTATTTTTATCAGTATGCATACCTACACGTTTGTATCTGGCTTATTTACCTTTAGAATTGCCGGTTAAATGGCTACCTGTATATGGGTTAATATTTATTTTACAGGCTGTCTCTTTTAGCGTATTGTATTTTACGAATTCACGTCTGAAAGCAGGCGAAGGTGGTGGCGAAACGTGGTGGGCGCCTTGGAGAATAGTACACGCATCGCTATTGCTTGCAGGAGGTGTGATGTTGCTTCGTAAAGACAAATTGGCGGTGGTTCCTCTTACGATTGATCCGTTGATAGGAACAGTATTTTTTATGATGAATCGAATATAAGTATATTTATTTATATATATGTCCGATAATATAATATTATTAAGATATTATATTTTTATTGATCCAAATGACATATTTTGCAATATTAATGAAAATAACTGAAAAAATTAGTATTGGATTGCCAGTATTAAAAGAAACTAGGAGTGAAGCGGTATTAAAAATGATTTCTTATCACGAAATCGGACACGCTATGGTTGTAAACACCTTTGACGATTTATTTACATTACAAAAAGTTACTATACAGTCAAATAAAAATGGTGCAGGAGGATATACTTTATTTCTACCCAAAGAACCATATGGGTCTTTTCCAACCAAACGATTTTTATTAGCGAATATTATGGTTTCTCTTGGAGGCAGGATTGCAGAACAAATTTATTTTAAACACCATAGTAGTCACGTAAAATGGTTTGAGCCACTAAAAGACTTGGAGGTAACAACTGGTGCGTCAAATGATTTGAAACAAGCACGTCAAATTGCACTGAATTACGTACAATTATTCAGGAGTATTGGAAAATATGAATATTCCGGTGATGCACGGTTGAGTGAATACTCCAAGAGAGAAATAGAAAAAGAAGTGGAGGAAATTATTATGTTTTGTTATGAGCGGGTAGAACAGTTGTTGAATGAGAATGAAAAAGAACTACACAAGCTATCTGCACTATTATATAAGGAGAAGATGTTAGATAAATCATATTTTAAGATGAAAAAAATCTAATGGAATATGTATATGAAGACAAAAAGACATAAACTTAAAAATAACAAAACAAAAAAACACATATATGCCGAGGATAGTATGTTACCTTATAGTATACATAAAGTAACAATATTATCTTATAAACCATTAGAATGTTGTATTACACTTAAAAAAATTTTTGGAAATGCGTTGGGGGATATAGAAAGTCCGCCAGATACAGAGTTGTCAAAACGCAATATTAAATGGATGCGATTTAAACACGGGTTAAGAGCAGAATTGCATTTTGTGGAACCGTTTAATATTAAACATACTAGATTATTGAGAACTATGGTTGAGGAAGAAAATATTAACAATCCACTGGAAAGCCAGTTATTTGAAAATCATATAGGAATGTATGTTCCTGATTTAACAAATATAATTATAAATGTATTATCTATTGATGAAAAATATATCGTGACAATGAGGGAAGACGGTCTGTACCAGTTATATATAAATTTACCTTATGCATTAGATTATTTAGAAGTAGATAGTTTAAATATTGACATAGCAAAAATACAAAAAATGTTTCCATCATTTAAAGTAACTAGTTTTTATGATAATACACAATTTGTTTCAAAATTAGAAAAACCATATTCACAGCCATCAAAAGTGGGATTTTATGGTGACCCTAATCACAACGGTTTACCACGAAAGGTTATAATTGCGGAGAATGGTGTTGTTTTTGTAACTGGGAGAGATACAAAAAAAGGCAAAGTATGGAATGTGAAAGGGGTAGTAGATGACCGAGGCAACGCAACGATAGATTTTTCTCCAAAAGGAGGACCAAAAAATCTCGATGCATATATAACAACCAAAGAGGTAACGTTTGGTGACGGGAATGTTTGGAAAAGAAATACCAAAATCAAATCTATATAATAATATATATAATAATATATACTATTATATAAATGCAATGGCAAGTAATAGCAACATTCAGTGCGTGTTTAATCGGTATATATAATACAATATTAGAAGGAAATGGGAAAATATTCAAATCAGACCTAACCGCAAAATTAGCACACATGATGACGATTTTAATAACCGCTGGTATATTTGCTTTTGGTGTGTTTATATATTTATACACTACGCAAGACAAATCTATGGGAAAAGCATTATCGGTGGTAAAAACAGACACTTGGAGGATTTTTGTGCCAGCCGCAATAATGATTACATATATGTTTTTAAATCTTAGGGCGTTATCTGAAGGGGGTGGGGTAGCTGCAGCGGTTATCAACCTTAATGTAATTATACCAATATTTGGGGGATATTTTTTATATAATGATAAGATAGATGCTACTATAATTATCATGGTCACCCTAATCACAATATTAACAGCATATACATCATATCATAGCTCACAAATAAACAAATAATATGGTAATAACAAATATGTAATAATAGAAAATTGAATTAGATATTATTACAGTACTATTGATATACAGAGTGGTATGACCGTTCAAAAGATAAAATTACTCACGTTCAACGATTATGATTATGAAGATAATACCGGCGAGTTTCTTCCTTGTACTGAACGACCTTATATGGTTCAAATGTTTGGTTTAAATACTACAGGTGAATCTTGTTCTGTATTAGTTACAGGATTTACACCATTCTTTTATGTAAGAGTATCGGATGATTGGAACGTCCAACACAAGCAAAAATTGGTTACGGAAATGTATAAACATGTAAAATCAAAGTACTTTGATAATACGATTGTGAAAACTACCCTTATTAAACGAAAAAAATTATACGGGTTTAATGCGGGTAAACAGTGTAAATTTGTAAGGATTGATTTTGTAAATCAGCAGGCGATGCGTAAATTTAAAAACCTGTGGTATAAATACAAAACAGAAGAACGATATATTACAACGTTTAAATGTTGTGGATTTGATACAGAATTATACGAAGCACAAATACCACCGTTGTTGAGATTATTTCATATAAAAAATATCAAACCATCTGGATGGATCAGTATACCGTTGAAACATGCAATTGTCACCTCTAATGAATCTACATCATGCAAATACGAAATAACCATCGATTATCAAAGGATTATGTGCGACCAAGAAAATGAAACGCGAGTTCCATATAAGATTGCTAGTTTTGATATTGAAGCATCCAGTAGTCACGGTGATTTCCCTCTTGCTAAAAAAAATTATAAAAAATTAGCCCAAGATATGGTAGATGTATGGAACGACTATGAAGATAGTACCGCACATAAAATAGATAATATTATAAAAACAGCATTCGGATTTGCATTTGACCCAGTATTCAACGTAAATATGGTGTATCCTATGAAACCTCCTACAGAAAAAACACTAGATGGATTAATAGATAAGTTACATAGTACGATATTACAAAAAGATGATACCAATCTTGACGATAATGAATATTTTACGGATGAAAGTGACGAAGAAGAAGGCCTTGAGAATGAACCTTTATTGCAAGATAACCCAGTCGAAGAAAATATATATAATAGGAAAAAACAAAAAAAAATAGTGCATGGAGTGAAGATAACGGAATTACTTAGTAGTGATACATATGACCGTGATACAAAGATAAACACCATTACCAATACTTTAACGTCTATGTTTCCTCCACTTAGAGGAGATGAAGTTACTTTTATTGGAACCACATTCTGGAAATACGGAGATACCGAACCTTATTTGAATCACTGTATTGTAGTAGGCACGTGTAACGATTTAAAAGAAGTGAAAAATGCAGTAATAGATACATATGCAACAGAGAAAGAAGCGATGTTAGCATGGACGCAACTAATTACAAAAGAAGACCCAGACATCGTTACAGGCTATAATATTTTCGGATTTGATTATCCATTTATGTACGCGCGAAGTAAAGAATTAGGTATTACACCGGAATTCTTAAAATTATCAAGAAATGCGAATGAGATATGTTGGAAGAAAGATTGGAAAACAGGAAAGACTAATATAGAAGAAAATACTATTGTGATTGCATCCGGTCAACATGACCTTAAATACATTAAAATGAATGGACGTCTCAACATCGATATGTATAATTTCTTTCGACGCGATTATAATTTAACCAGTTACAAGCTGGACTATGTATCGGGATATTTTATAGGCGATTATGTGAAGTCCATTACACACGAAAATGGTAATACGAAGGTAATTAGTAAAAATTTGTCTGGACTAGAAGTAGGGTCTTATATTAGTTTTGAGGAGCAGTCTCATACGGTAGATGCTTATAAAGATGGACTAAAATGTAAAGTATTAGAGATAGACATATCAACAAACTCATTTTTGATAAATGGTGTAGAAACACCAAATATGAATAAAAAGGTACGTTGGGGTCTTGCCAAAGACGATGTAACCCCTCAAGACATATTTCGTATGACCAACGAAGGTGCAAATGAACGTTATAAAATTGCGAAATATTGTATTCAAGATTGTAACCTAGTGCATTATTTAATGAATAAAATAGATGTAATTACTGGATTTATTGAAATGGCGAGTTTATGTAGTGTACCTATGGAGTTTTTAGTATTGCGTGGACAAGGAATCAAGTTGACTAGTTATATTGCAAAAAAATGTCGTGAAAAAAGAACCCTTATGCCGGTGTTGGATAAGGGGAATAGTAATGATAGTTATGAAGGAGCAATTGTATTACCACCTAAGCGTGATTTATATCTAGATGACCCTGTAGCGTGTGTAGATTATAGTTCTTTGTATCCGTCTTCTATGATTAGTGAAAATATTTCACCAGACAGTAAAGTCTGGACGAAAGAATACAATTTGAAGGATGAGCTACTAGAAACACACGGCGTTCAAGATGAAGAAGGCAATTTTATGTACGATAATCTAGATGGGTATAAATATGTTAACATTACGTATGATACATATCAATGGCGTCGTAAAAACAATAATCCAAAATCTGCTATGGAAAAGGTGAAAGTGGGTTATAAAACGTGTAGGTACGCGCAATTTCCAAACGATGAATTAGGGATTTTACCAGCTATTTTAAAAGAATGTTTAGCTGCTAGAAAGTATACCAGAAAACAGATTCCTTTGCAAACCGATGACTTTATGAAAAACGTTCTAGATAAAAGGCAGTTGTCTATCAAACTTACCGCAAATTCAATCTACGGTCAAACCGGTGCAAAAACAAGCACATTTTACGAGAAAGACGTCGCTGCATCTACTACTTCTACGGGTCGTAAGCTATTGTTATTTGCGCAACGTGTAATTGAAGAAGGGTATCACAATAGAGTGGTTCCTACAAAACAATATGGCGATGTAATGACGAATGCGGAATATGTATATGGGGATACAGATTCGGTATTCTTCAAGTTTAACTTAAAAGAATTAGATGGAACACCGATTAAACATAAAAAGGCACTTGAAATAACGATTGAATTAGCAAAACAAGCCGGAAATCTAGCAAGCATGTTTTTAAAAAATCCACACGATCTTGAATATGAAAAAACATTTCTCCCCTTTTGTCTGCTTTCTAAAAAAAGATATGTAGGAATGTTGTATGAAGATAATCCAGATGAGTGTAAACGTAAATCTATGGGTATTGTACTAAAACGTAGAGACAACGCACCGATTGTAAAAGAAATATATGGTGGAATCATAGACATTTTAATGAAAGACAAAGATATTGAAAAAGCTTCTGAATTTTTACAAAAAAATATTAAAAGTCTTGTAGAAGGAGAAGTACCAATATCTAAATTAATCATCACAAAGTCTCTGCGTGGTAGTTACAAAAATCCGAAACAGATAGCCCACAAAGTTCTTGCAGATAGAATTGGTAGAAGGGACCCAGGCAATAAACCTAGTGTTGGTGATAGGATACCCTTTGTTTATTTCAAAAATGACAATAAAAAGGCTCTTCAAGGAGATAGAATAGACAATCCCTTATATATTGAAGAACAAGGATTAGAAATGGATTACGCACATTATATTACGAATCAGATTATGAAACCGGTCCAACAGGTATTTGCGCTAGTATTAGAGAAAATGAAAAGTTTCAAGAAAGCAAAGGGTATTACCCTAAGAAGTTGGTACAAACAGCTAGAGGATTTAAAAATGAAATTTCCAGATGAAGAGGTATATGAAAAAAAAGTTGACATCTTAAGAAACAAAGAGGTAAAATCATTATTGTTTGACGATTATTTAATAAGAATAATAAACAAACGCAAGGGTAATTCTACAATTGAAGACTTCTTTTGTGTAGTTTAATTTATGTATAGTAATACTTTCAAATATATGATTTATTTTTATTGCACCTTTTAACATTTCAAACGTAGACTTTATATAATACAACGAATAACTTCATCATTTTAAGTCTAATTTTTAATTCCATACTATAATTTTTATAATATTACACCGACCGAAAAGAAAAATGAGACAAAATGTTTGTAAAAATAAACAAAATATCAGCATATTACTTTCTTTCGGTATTTATAACTATGGGTCTAATAGTCGTTTAACTATTATGAAGAAATTTCTTACCACGACAGAATATGTGTGGTCTTCTTCATTTATTGATATAATTTGTTTAGTTTTACTTAAAATTGTTTAATAGTGAATTATCCAAAATTGTAAAGTTGATTTATCATTTATATTCTCATAACAAGGATGAAATGTATAATTATGAGTTTCATTCAATGACCATTTACGAACCTCATATATCTCATCACAACTATAAATACCTTTTCCACGTTTCCTTCCAATGACAGTTTCGTAGTATCCATTAGCATTTGGTTTCCTTAATTGTGGCCCTCTTCCTCCAAACCTTGATTTTAATTCAGTGTTATAATATTGTTTGATTTCTTCTTGTGTTTTAAATTTCTTAATAACAGGTTCGTGTTCTTCATTACTTTCTTCACTTGATACACTCATACCATCAATTAATGACGGATTATTATATGTACCAGTTGAATGTAATAAATCATTTTTCCTGTTTGTTGTTTTTGATTTCCATTTGATAGTTTTATCTTCAAAATTTGAATTCCATAATTTTTCATATTTTTCAATACTATTAATATTTGTGAAATATATGCTTTTACCATTATCATCATAACCAGTCCCATGTCCAATTAGACCTTGTATTACAACTGCATCATCTGGTGATTTTGTAAAACGTTCATAAACAATACCTAAATATTTTTTATTTAATGTTTTAGCACATCGTAGTTTTTCTTTGATAAATATAAACGTATGTTTCTTTGGTTTAATCTTTAAAATTTTATTGATATCTTTAATATCACTTTCTTTATCATATGTATGATATTGTATATCTTCACTTATAAATTCTTTTAAATTTTCAATTACTGTATCAGACATATATCCGTTCTGTGTTCGTATAATATGATATAATGATTCTTCATATTTATTAATTTGTGTTTTTAATTCAATAATATTGTTTGAAATCATTTCTTTATTTACTTCACCAGTTTTTTTATCACATCCACATAAATCCTTATATTGAAAAATACGTCCTTGATTTTTTAAGTCAAAACAACTTGTGTATCCTTGTCCTGGTTCCATTTTAATTTTTAAAGCATTCTCACCCCAATTCATCAAGTCATAAATAGTTCCATCAGGTGTTGCTGTAAACTCAATAATTTTAATATCGTTTTTTAGTAAGTTTTGTTTATTATAAAATCCTGCTTCACTAAATGCTTTATATAATGTTTGATTTTCTTTGGCAGCAATCTGGATTTCATCAATAATAACCAAAACATTTTTTTTATTCTTACACCTTTTTACATTTCAAACGCCGATTTTTTAACATTAGGAATTATAATTATTAAAAATAAATTAATATAAAGAAATAAAATGTATACTATGTATACTATGTATATAACTAAAAATGGTTTTTTATAGTTGTGAAAAATGTGGTAAACAATTTAGTCAAAAGGGACATTACAATAAACATATAAATAAAAAACTACCTTGTGTTAATGAGACAAAACTTAAAGAAATTATAGGTGTAGTTGTTAATGAAAAATTGAATGAAATTAATAATATAAAAGAAAAAATTGATTTATTTATTTCAAAAGATTTAGAAGATACTATAAATACAGAAATACCAACTATGACAACAAAACATAATTTAGGACAATATTTTACAACCCATAATGAACTTAAAGAAAAGGTATTTGAGTTTATCTTAAATAGTCCGTCTAATATTTTAGAACCATCAATTGGACAAGGCGATTTAATTACATTTATTACAGATAAAATACCAAGTATCACATTTGATATGTATGAAATTGATACAAAAATTAAATTATTAGATAAAATACAAAAAGATAAGGTTGTTTATGGTGATTTTATGAAACAACTAATTACAAAAACATTCAAAACAATTGTAGGAAATCCGCCTTATGTTAGAACTAAAAAAGGAAACTTATATATTGATTTTACCGAAAAATGTTATAATTTACTTGAAGATAATGGTGAGTTGATATTTATTGTTCCGTCTGATTTTCTTAAACTAACAAGTGCTTCAAAATTATTGAATATTATGATGACAAACGGAACATTTACTCATATATTCCATCCTAATAATGAAAAAATGTTTGAGAATGCGTCGATTGATGTTATTGTGTTTAGATATTGTAAAAATAGTTTAATTGAAAAAAAAGTATTATATAACGACAAATTACTCTATATTACAAATAGCAACGGATTAATTACTTTTGGAGAAGAAGCAAATAATAATAGTATCATGTTTCAAGACTATTTTGATGTTTATGTTGGTCTTGTTAGTGGGAAAGAAGAAGTTTATAAAAATGAAGAACTTGGTAATATAGAAGTATTGAATGGTGAAGACAAAATTGATAAATACATTTATATTGAAAACTATCCTTGCTGTGATGAGAAAATTAATAAATATTTATCACATCACAAAAAAGAGCTTATAGAAAGAGGAATACGAAAATTTAATGAAAATAATTGGTTTGAATGGGGAGCACCAAGAAATATAACTACAATAAATAGTAATCTTGGTAAAGATTGTATTTACATTTATAATTTAACACGGAAATCAAATGTATCATTTTTAGGTAAAGTAAAATATTTTGGTGGTGGATTAATAATGCTTAAACCCAAAAAAAAGTGCAATTTAAGTAATATAGTATCATATATAAATAGTAATACATTCAAAGATAATTTTATGTTTTCTGGAAGATTTAAAATAGGACATAGACAAATATGTAATTCTTATATTCCAATTGAATATCTATAAATCTAATGTCCGTATATTTGACATAAATATTTCTTTCCAACTTGGTTTTGGTTTTTGTAAGCAATCAATAAATAGTTTAATTTTTTTATTTATGTTTTCATATTTAAATATCCTATTTTTATCCCAGCAAACTTGAAATGGTAAATTATTTATATTTGGTGTTAATATTGTCAATCCTTTCACACTATTAACAATTATATTACTCGCATCTGTTTTATTTAACACTATAAAATAATAATCTTTTTTGTTATTAGTGTTATATTTGTTATTTTTCAACTTATTGAAAAGTATATCACTCATTTTACCATTTTCATAAGATTTATCCCTATGAATATCCAACATTTCATTTGTATAAGCATATACACACATCGCTAAATTACCAGTATTATCGCTTGTTATTGTAGTAGTTGTTTTTATATTGATTGGAACCCACCCATACATATAATCAAACGCTAAAATATCATACCACATTCTACATTTAGGTTTTTTTATTTTTTCACCAAACTTTTCAATAAGCATTTCAATTACTTTGGGTTCATCAAGACAACTATTTATTCTACCATCTTCATTTTGGGTTGAAAACTGAAACGCTTGTAATTCCAAATATTTTTTAATTTTATACATAATTAAAGGTAATTGTTTTAATCTCAAAACGCATCCCCTAAACCACTTTTGTATTTTAATTATTTTAGTTTCATCAATCACTAATGATGAAAGTGATGTGTTTATCGCTTCAATTTGTAAATCCATTTTTGAATTATTCATATAGTAATTATAATACTTATATGTTTAAGTATTTCATTTCAATTTTTTTATTAATCAATTTTATGAAAAAATAACTCAATAATATATATGCCTTCTCATAAAAGTAATGATTATAAATTAACAGCAGTTCAATATTATTTAGTTGAAGACAAAACACAAGAAGAAGTTTGTAAAGTATTTAAGTGCACTCCAAGAAGTTTAATGCGTTGGGTTAATCAATACAAAAAAGAAGGAAATGTAAATAAACATTATAGAAATCCAGTTGCTTATAAAGTGAAAGAAGAATATGTTAAATTATTAGTTGATGAAATTAATAAAAATAAAACAATTACTTTACACGAATTAAACCAAAAACTTAAAGATAAATATAAAGATGCTAATTTATCTACAACACATATTTTTAGAGTAATTAATGATAATAATATTACTTTGAAACTTACAAGAATACGACATGAACCTATAAAACGATTTGGTAAAGATATAAATATTAATTCCAAAATAAAAGACTTTTACGATGAAGTCAAAAAATATAAAATAGAAGATATTATTTGTATTGATGAAACCAGTATAAAATCATTACAAAAAAGAAATCGGTGTTATAGTAATAAAGGTAAGCGTTGTGTAATAAAAACACAATCACAAGAAGTATTCAAAAAATATACTGGTGTATTTGCTATTTCTGTAAATGGTGTGATGCACAGGGATTTATATGAAAAAGGAGGAATTAATACAGATAGACTAATTGAGTTTTTAGAGCATAATATTACAAGTAAGTTAAGAAATAAATTAATTATTTTGGATAATGCTTCCGCACATAGAAACGAAAGGATAAAAACATTAGTAAATAAACATAATAACATCTTATATGCTGTTCCTTATCAGCATTTTACAAATTCCATAGAAAATTATTTTAGTATGTTAAAATCACGATTACAAAAATTAGATGGATTAAAGTATGAAAACCTAAAGGAAAATATCCAAAAAGCAATAAGTGAAATACCAAAAGAAAAATATGTAAATATATTTAAGGGTGCTTATGAAAGACCAGAGAAATATGTAGAAAAAAATAAAACAAGAAAAATAAAGAAGAATTATAAATGATTTTTATATGGTTTAGAACTATATAAAAATCGGCGTTTGAAATGTAAAAAGGTGTAATATTATCAACAAACTTATTTGTTAAATTATCACGATGAAATACGCGTTCTTGTATTGACTTAGGCATTCGGTTTATTGTTTGTTCTACCCATTCACGACTACTTAATCCAGTAATAATATATATATTTTTAATAGGTATAAGATTTGTCGTATCATTTAGGTAAATTTTAATTAATCCACTCATAGTTCCAGTTTTACCAGATTGTGTTAATGCTACAATCATAATATTGATAAGTTTTTTGTTATGTAAATTAGATACAATTGATAAAGAACATTCTTCTTGATTATCATAAATAATAGATTCACCCTTTAATTTTTTATTATCTATTTCCAGAAGAACTATATTTTTTGAATTTTTCAATACCATTTGTTCTGTAACATCATAATCAATACGAATACGTTTTGTTAATTCCGCATTTATTTCCATTGTATGTCGATTTTTATTTTTATGATTATTATTTAAAATTGAAATAATAATCATAAAAATAAATCATAAAGAAAATAAAACTAATTTAAACATAATAGGTGGAGTATTATAATATGACCGAATTGCACACAAAAATAGATGAACTTATGAGACAATATCAAGATGATGAATATATTATGAATAGACTTAGAACGTATATATTAAATCATCTCCCTAGCTATCTCTCCACAGCACAGGTGACGCATGAAGAGCGAAATAAAAGGAAACAAAATCTCTCTGTAACAGGTGAAAAATTTATAGAAGAGTTTCATGCGGAAAATAACTATTATTATTGCAGTAAACAAGAATTATTTGTAAAATATGATGGTCTTCATTTCAAACAAGTCAGTGAGGATGACGTACAACATCAAATATTAACTACGTTAACTAAAAAAAGTGAGTTGCACGCGTGGAAACATAAACTGAAAAATATTATTATTAAAATGTTGAAAGATACGTCTCCTCTCTCTGCCATTCCAGATTCTATTACAATACAAGATGTTTTAAAAAAACTTACGCCGAAGTTTATGTTAACTAAAAATTCAGCGAAACATTTTTTAGTAGCGGTGGGGGATTGTATTCGCGGCAATAAGGAGAATACATACATTGTACCAAGTGGATTGAAAGGTTTAATGCGAGAGATAGAAAGCACATACTATAATTTCTTTGGTATTTCAAATATACTTTCCAATTTCAAATTGAAATATTACGGACACGAATATGCAGATACCCGTTTTTTTCATTGTGATATGAGAACGTCAGCTCGTTTTGATAATGCCAATATGTTAGATTTATTGTGTGTAGCTACTCATTATTCGCGTAGGTATGTTAGTGCGGATGTATTTGCAAATACGTGTAACGATAAATCTATGCAGGACAACATATTTTTTGTGAAACATTTGACAGCAGAAACATTAGTTGCAAAGTTTAAACATCATGCCCTTCACAACTCATCTACCGCTATAGTTACAAATAAAAATATGATATTTATTTTGAAAAAATACTTTGATGAACATAATGTACCTAATATAATATTTAATGATGTTTTTGCAAGTGAAATGCTAAAAACAGATGTTAGTTATGACAATACGTCAGACTGTTATATAGGAGTAACCAGTCGATATTTACCTGTCGTGTCTTCTTTTTGTAGTTTTTGGGATAGCCATATGAAAGAAGATTATAATGCCCCCGAACTTGAAATTGATGAGGTCATTTCTCTCTTTCATTTGTCCTATCCAAATTTTAAATCGTATACGGTAGTTACACCAGAATTTATTATAGACCTGTTAAAATATCATGTATCCGGCGAACTATGTATCGATCAAGAAAAATATATCCATAATATTTCGTGTGATTTATGGGATAAAAAAGTAGAAGTAGAGATGCTTATGCATACTAGACAACAAGATGGTCTACCACTTTCTTTATACGATGCATATTCGGTGTATGTATCATGGAAAGCCAACGCGCCCACTATGAGTAAACAGTGTTTTGAAAAAATAGCAAGAGATTTAATTGGAGAGACTATTGATACTAAATGTTAATAAAATTGAATTCATAATGTGTATATATTATACAGATACATAAGATACGAATAACTATAATGACAAATCAGAATAACGATTACTACGAGATGATTAACAATCACCCTCATCCAGAACAGATATTGCCTTTCATCGAGTGTTTGAATACAGAAACGTTTACGTGGCTTAAACGTCAGGCCGGATTTCCAGAAGATTGGGATGCAGTTCAGGTATCTTCTTGGCTTGGTCCTGTGTATGACCGAATTCTGTTTCGGATAAATCGCGATGATAGTTACATAGAGCCTATTATGTATCTAGAAACCATTTATGATAACAGCGTATTGGAAAATGATGTTAATTATTATTGTGTAATGGTACCTATGTATGGATTCAATCAAGAATATATGAGGCATATGTATATTTCGATGCTCAATATAGATATTACGTCTACAGTACAATGGACTGATTACATACATCGTGGAGGACGCGACCGTTTTATGATTCGCATCCGGCGCTATGAACCACATCTTCCACATAATATATTTTCGAATTATCACTAAATATATTATTTACGACGCGATTATTTACGACGCGATTTACGAGATTTTTTTTTAGAAGAGTTTGTATGTTTACGCATAATAGTAAATTTACCTTTCACCGGTTTGTACCCTGCTTTTTCTAAACGGCGTGTTTTTCGCGCCTCTGCAGCTTTTCTTTTAGAAACAATTCGTCCCGTTTTTTTATTTTGGTCTAGATCCTTTTTAGTTAACCCACCAGTAGTTTTGTATGCGGTGCCGTGAAAAACCTTGGCCCTAGTTCCAATCAATTCTTCAAATTTGTTTCCGTTTGCGTGATACATACCATCTGATTGTTTTTGTAGTCTTTTACCCATTATACAGTATAATTAGAAAATAAATGTCTAAAACTGGTTTTTTGGAGGACTTCCTGAACCACCAGGCGCACCTTCCCATTTACCAAACGCATTTATCTGCAGAGACTTGTTTATAAACCGAGTTTTACCAGCATTTTGATAGTGTGCGGTTCTTACTAATGTGGCATACAAAAATGGGTCTGTTATTAAAAAAGTAGGCATATTTGTAGTGCCATTAAAAAAATTGGCATTTTTGGTAGTACCATCGGTAGTATTATTACATGGGCATTTATATTTATTTTTATTAGAATTGTACGACATTTATATAATAAGTATATTTTATACAAAATTGAAATACGAAATAAAGGTAATTATAAATTATATCTATCAATATGTCCGACCTCGCAAACAAATACCAGAAAAAATCTGACAGGCAACATGTTCTGGACAATCCAGATACATACACCGGTTCTATGGAATGCACCGACTATCAGTCTTATATATTTGATGACGCAACCAATACCATCATCGCAAAAGAGCTAAATATTATTCCAGGGTTATATAAATTATTTGACGAAGGCGTGGTGAATTGTCGGGACCACCAAGTTAGACAACAGCAAGCAATTCAAAATCAACTAGTTAATGCTCTTCCAGTAACCAATATTAGTTTTACGATTTCAGATGACGACACGATTACTATGACGAATGACGGAAACGGTATTGATGTGGAGATGCACCCGGAACATCAAATTTGGATTCCTGAATTAGTGTTCGGTCATCTTCGGACATCAACAAATTACGACAAAAGTGAAAAAAAAATTGTAGGTGGGAAAAACGGATTTGGGTTTAAACTGGTTCTTATTTGGTCTACCTGGGGTAAGATCGAAACGGTAGACCATGTACGAAAACTAAAATACGTTCAAGAATTTTCAGATAATCTTACCAAGATTGGTAAACCAACGATTACAAAATGTAGCACCAAACCATACACTACAATTAGTTTCAAACCTGACTTCAAAAGGTTAGGTATAACTGGTCTGAGTGATGATATGAAAGCGTTGTTTAAAAGGAGAGTTTATGATATTGCAGCCATTACAAATAAACAAGTGAAGGTGTACTTAAACAAACAGTTACTTCCAGTCAAACAATTTCAACAATATGTTGATTTGTATATTGGAAATAAGACGGACACTACACGCATCTATGAAGAATCCAACGAAAGATGGGAATATACCGTTTGTATGGCACAAAAAGAAGAATTTACACAAGTGTCTTTTGTGAATGGAATATTCACGTCCAAAGGTGGAAAACACGTGGAATATGTATTAAATCAAATTATTAGAAAATTAACAGCATACATTAGTAAAAAGAAAAAAATAGAGGTAAAACCAAGTACGATTAAAGAACAACTGATGTTGTTTTTGAGGTGCGATATTGAAAATCCTACGTTTGATTCGCAAACAAAAGATTATATGACTACTCCAACGTCAAAATTTGGTTCTGCGTGTGAGGTAAGTGATAAGTTTATAGAGAAGGTTGCACGGATGGGCGTAATGGACGCAGCATGTTCTCTGACTGAAGTAAAAGAAACAAAAGCTGCAAAAAAAACGGATGGAACCAAAACAAAAAATATCAGGGGTATTCCGAAATTAGTAGATGCCAACGATGCAGGTACTATTAAAAGTACTGAATGTACTCTTCTCCTTGTAGAGGGAGATTCAGCAAAAGCTGGTGTGGTTTCGGGTCTATCAAAAGAAGATAGACGAACGTACGGCGTATATCCTTTGAAAGGTAAGTTGATGAATATTCGTGGTGCTTCTAGTAAAAGTGTTGGAGACAATAAAGAAATTAGTGAAATCAAACAAATTTTAGGTCTTGAAACAGGAAAAACATACACAGAAGAAAATAAAAATAAATTAAGATATGGAAGGGTGTTGTTTATTACGGATCAAGACCTGGATGGAACCCACATCAAGGGATTATGTATTAATATGTTTGACACAGAATGGAGGTCTCTTATCGTGATGCCGAATTTTATTGGATTTATGAACACTCCAATTTTAAAAGCAAAACGTGGAACTACAGAATTGATGTTTTACAACGAAGGAGAATATGATGTGTGGAAAGAGGAAAACGATTCTAAAGGATGGAAAATAAAATATTACAAGGGTCTTGGCACTTCTACAGCCAAAGAGTTCAAAGAATATTTTGAACATCAAAAAATAGTAATGTTTACTTGTACTGGCGAGGATTGTTGCGACGCGATTGATATGGTATTTAACAAGAAGAGAGCTCCTGACCGAAAAACTTGGTTGGAACAATATAACAGAGATGATTTCATGGATACGTCTCTTGTAACGGTGCCATACAAAGAATTTATTGGAAAAGAAATGGTCCATTTCTCAAAGTATGACTGTGAAAGGTCAATCCCAAATATTATGGATGGTTTGAAAACCAGTTTGAGAAAGATTTTGTATGCTACATTCAAGAGAAATTTAACAAGTGAGATTAAAGTCGCACAATTTTCAGGATACGTATCAGAACACAGTTCTTATCATCACGGTGAAGCAAGTTTGAACGGAGCTATTGTCGGTATGGCTCAAGACTATGTAGGTTCAAACAATATCAATTTGCTTTTGCCGAACGGCCAATTCGGTACTCGATTACAAGGTGGTTCTGATTCTGCAAGTGAAAGGTATATATACACAGTTCTTAATCCTATTACGCGTATTCTATTTAATCCTGCGGACGATTATGTGTTGAATTATTTAGACGACGATGGCACGATGGTTGAACCAGATTGGTATGCGCCCATTATACCGATGTTATTGGTGAATGGTTCAAAAGGTATTGGTACCGGTTTTAGTACGGATATTCCTTCATTCAATCCAACACAAATTATAGAATACATTAAATGTATACTACGAGGAGAAGACGCAACACATATTACACTTGACCCTTATTATGAAGGATTTAAAGGGACTATCGAACAGATAGCACCACAAAAATATATTATTAAAGGCAAATACACAGTTCAATCCAATACAGTCCATATTACAGAATTGCCTGTAGGGACGTGGACCGATGATTATAAAGAGTTTTTAGAAAAATTAATGATAGAGAATGGTGGTAAGAAAAAAAGTGATGGAATGATTAATCAGTATGTGGATATGTGCACCGACAAATTAATAGATATTGTCATCACGTTCAATCGTGCATCAGACATTCAAATGTTATTGTCTAAGACCGAAGAGAATACGTGTAATGGACTGGAAAAACTATTGAGACTGTACACAACACAAACCATCACTAATATGCATATGTTTGACGAAACGGAGAAATTGAGGAAGTTCGATACCCCGCAAGATATTATGGATTACTATATTAGTGTAAGAAAGAGAGTATATGTAGAAAGGAAAAATTATTTGTTGAAAGAGTTAGAAACACAAGCCATTCGACTAACCAATAAAGCTAAATTCATTACAGAAACGTTATCGGGTATAGTCGACTTGCGAGGTAAAACGAATGCTAAAGTAGTAGAACTGTTAGATGAACGCGGATATGATAAGCTAGAAGAGGATGATACCTATGGATATTTAGTGAAACTGCCTATGAACTCTGTAACAGAAGAAAACGTGAGTAAATTATTGACTGAAAAAAATAAGAAAACAGATGAGTTGGCTACCCTTAATACCACTACAGAAACAGAAATGTGGTTTCGCGAACTGGATGAATTGCAAATTGCCTATAATAAGTACAAACAACATCGTGAGCTCACTATGAGTGATGTACCTCAAAAGAAAAAACCTAAAAAATTAAAAGTAAATAAATAATAATATTCTACTATTAATTATTAACATTTGTATACAATTAAAACCATTTTTTTAATTCCAGTTGTTTATCATTAGAATAGGATAGAACTGGTCTAGATATAGGTTCATACATATTACTTGCGTCATATTGGTACTTCATATACCCTTCTGCTTCTCCGTATACTTGACCTACCGCATAACTTAATACTAAATTATTTAAGTCCGCTATCTGGCATGGAATGTTAGTAGGTAAATTTTTTGAATTTTGCAAGAAGATGCCTCTCATTATTATTTTTAATTCGTCTGGGTTTTGTTCGCTGATTAAGTATTGTCCGTTTGATCTTTTATATACTCCTGCGCGTAATCCATTTTGAAGTGCTTGAATATTCGCGGAAGAGAAAAACCCATCAGATAAACTTGTATTATACCAGTTTCCTGTCATAGCATCTCTAAATTCAGTCCCGACAGCCTTCGATGGTATTTTGTCTTGCATAGAAAATAGCACGTTAGTATTAGGAGTCATAATATTGACTCTACCGTTTGGTTCTTTACTAGTCATTATAATTAGTTGATAGAAAAAATTATAGGTATATAACATATATAAGATGGCCAGTTTTCAGCAAATAACAATGACAATAGCGATTGTTATATTAATCATTTGTTTAGTATTTATAGGATATTCTCTCTATAGCAGCAAGTATAACAAACAATATCCACCGGTAGTTTCAGATTGTCCTGATTATTGGAAAGATATGTCCGATGGTGATGCGTCCAATTGTGTAAATAGCCAATCGAATTTAGGCGATTCAAGTTGTGCTACTACGATGGACTTTTCAGGTTCTTTTTGGACGGGCACTGATGGACTTTGTAGAAAAAGTCAGTGGGCAAAAAAATGCAATCTTACTTGGGATGGTGTAACGAATAATGCTAATGCGTGTTCTTCTAATGCAACATCGCCTTCTTAGAATTATTATATACATATATTGTATAATGTCTGTAGCGTTTCCTCTACAACACCTAGAAAGAATGACAAATGATTAAAAGAGACAAATAAAACAAACCGTTGCAGACAGTATTAATCAAGGAGTATTTGATGTGAATGGTTTTAGACGAGCAAATCCAAATAGCATTCCTTTTTTCAAAGATGACCACCACCCGCTCGATTTTAATGAATTGATTATGTTTACTGATGATGCTATATCATTTAAAGAAGCGAATCCGTATGTCGATGTACAGGTGCAAAATATTCCTCCTTGGGCGCTTCTTAGCGCAAATAGCCGGTGGAGATATGCTGGTGGTAGAAGAAGGTATAAGCGGTCTAAACGAGCGCGTTTAAATAATAAGCAAAGCAAACGTAAGCAGAGCAAACGTAAGCAGAGAAGATAATATTTTTATATGCGTATTATATAATAATATGGTTGCCCCGTTGTTAACTGAAGAGGAAAAAAAAAGAGATATCATTATACATAATCCATATTCAGGTTCAACAGAAGTTAAAGCAGACCAATTTCCACCAAACAGTCCTATGGTTTTACCGATTGGCAAATTTCAGAAGACATGTAAGAAATATTCTTGAGAATGGATGTACACCTGGATTCAGAAATAATCATCCAGGTGGTGAACTATATGATATAGACAATCCCGAAGTACGATACGATGTCCACTCTAGACCGCCACAGGAGCGACTATCTAATTTAGCAGATAACGGACCTCCTAATAATGTTAGCATTTTAGGACGTTTACTTTCGGAGGGGTCCTCTTTAGAGGGAAGACAAATTGCTGCTGCAGCAGACGATGAAGTAGAACGGCAGATACAAGAAAGTTTAGCAGCTGCTGGATATCTTCCAGGAGAAGATGCATCCGATGGAGATGATGATAGTATCGGAAGAGGAGGTATTATGGATGACTATTATAATGATGGTTCCGATAGTGATGATAGTATCGGAAGAGGAGGTATTATGGATGACTATTATAACGATGGTTCCGATAGTGATGATAGTCGTCGTCATCCTTTGCTAGCCCATCCGCTCGATGACGATGATAATGATATTAGACAGCGACAAAGAGAAGAGGATATACAGGCGACACTAGACCTGGTTGCA